AGGATTATACTGGAGACGTTCTCACCAATGTCAATACAGATATTACCAATACCAATAGAGTTATTGAAGTAGTAGATGGTACTCAAGTAACTGCTGAGAAATACATTCAGATTGGTGATGAGGAGATTTACGTTAAGTCTGTTACTGGTAATAAACTTACTGTTAAGAGGGGTCAAGATGGTACAACTGCTACTGAGCACTTAAATGGTGCAGAAGTTCTTGGTATTAATAAGACAGGAACAGAAGATAATATATTGGTTGAGGAAGGTGATGACTTTGGATTTAGTGGTACTTACACATGAAGATGACTAAAGGATTAGATGATGCTTTCAATATTACTGGAGAATTAGTACCTCAGGAGACTGTGGGGATTACACCTGAACAAAAACCTGATAGACTAACGAAAGATGATATAACCAAAGATTATGAATACACAAGAGGCAATTTATACTCTATCATTGAAAAAGGACAAGAAGCAATTAATGGAATTCTTGAACTTGCTCAAGAAAGTGAAATGCCAAGAGCCTATGAAGTTGCTGGACAACTAATTAAGAGTGTTTCTGATGCAACTGATAAGTTAATGGATTTGCAGAAGAAATTAAAAGATGTAGAAGAAGAGTCAAAACCAAAAGGACCAAATACAGTTAATAATGCTCTATTTGTTGGATCAACTGCAGAGTTAGGAAAACTATTAAAGTCTCAACAACTTCAAGACGATAAATAACTTAGGGAGAGGAATCCCGAAGTACTTTTAGTATCCATACAATGTCGGAACTACCGTCGATAGATGACTTCTTAGAAGAGGAGTTACCATCAGTCGAAGAATTCATAACAGAAGAGAATTTACCATCAATTGACGAGTTCATTGAGAAGGAAGAAGAGGAAATAGTAGAAGAGAAGAAAGAGTGTGGAGAAGGGGAATATTTCTGTAATGATGAGCAAAAATGTAAGCCTATTCCTGCTGGACATAAAGTTCTTCCCGATGGAGAATTAGTTAAGGAATCACAGGATCTTACTGAAGTATTACAACTCATTAATGCTGTAAGAAGGGATATTCCTCAAATTCCCGAAATTAAGTATTATGATGATGAATTAAAACAACTTGCTGAACAAATTCAAGATGTAAGGTTAGAAATTCCCGAAATACCTGAAGTTAGGTATTATGATGATCAAGTTGAGTCTATTTGCGAAGCAATCAATCTTTTAAGGGGAACTGTAAAGGATCTTCCTGAAGTTAAATATTATGATGAGCAATTAGATGGTGTAGAAGATAAAATTGACTTAATTCAACAAGAAATCACAAATCTTCCTCAACCGAAGTACTATGAGGAGGATTTTGTTGTTATACGGGAAGAACTTCAAGCAATTAGGGATGAAATTCCAACTTTCCCAAAATGGGTTAATGAAGTTAATGAAGTTCCTGATTTTTCATGGATTGGCAAAACTTTTAGCGTAATCGATGATGATTTCGTAAAGGTTGGGGATAATATTAAAGAAATGAGAGATCGGTTTGATGCTGACATTCACGATCTTACTGAAAATTTAGACACTAAGGATTTTGAGCAAAGAGTTCAAATTGATGAAGTAAAAGCAGATATTAAGAAAACAAATGAAAGAATCTTTAAGGAGTTAAAAGAAGCTGCTATTAAGATTTGGTCTCATCATGATATGTTCAAAGATGATGATCGAAAACTAAAAAAACAAGTTTTAAGTAAATTAAACGAAACTAAGCAAAAAATTGAAGAAAAAATACTTGATTCTAGAACTAAGAGTTATGAAGAGAATAAAGTTCTTGAAAAATATTTTGAAGGATTACAAAAAGAGATTGCTGCTCTTCCAGAAGTCAAATATTATGACACTCCTATTAGAGATCTAAAGAAAGAGGTTTCAAAACTAGATGAAAAAGTAGGGACTAAACTTAATGATACTACTCTTAATATTGCTGAATTATACAAATTAGTTGGAGAAATAAAGGAAGGTCAACAAAACCTGCAAGAGTCTGCTACTTCTGATGAGCAAATAAAAGAAGCAACTAAAGATTTTGTAACTGTTGATGATTTACAAAAGAATTATAAATTATTTGTTCAGAACGTCCAACAGCAAATGTCAGCTTGGGGTGATGGTGGTGAAGTAAATCTCCAGTATATGGATGATATTACGGGTATTGCTACTAATATCAGTGCTTATGATGGAATGTATCTAACAATTGATACTTCTCAAGGATCTGGTAAGAATTTTAAATTTGCTAGTGTAAGTGGTGCTGGAAGTACTGCATGGGAAATTAATTCTACTGGTATTGTTACTACATCTAATGTAGGTATAGGTACTACTAATGCTGCAACTGAACTTTATGTTAAAGGTGATGCTACTATTACTGGTGATTTGAATGTTAGTGGGGATCTTGTATATGATGAAGTAGATGGTAGAAATCTGAATATTACAGGTATTGCAACAATACATACATTAGGAGTAACAAGTACAACTACTACTCAAGATCTTGCCGTTGGTGCAGGTGCTACTATTACTGGTGATTTAAAAGTTAGTGGTAATACTCATTTAGTGGGTGTAACTACATTTGGTACATCATCAGTGGTAATAGATGGAGAGAATAATACTGTTGCTGCAAACAATTTTACAGTTGGTGTTGGTGGAACAAATCTCTATACGGAAATAACGGGTAAAACATCAATCGGACTAGTACTCGCACTATCATGAAATCACTCAATCAATTTATTGAAGAAGCTGCTGCTTCTGTTAAAAAAGACGAAGAAAAAATACCAAAGTGTCCAGATGGGCAGTATTATGATCGTCTTCAGAAAAAGTGTGTTATAATGCCACCTAGGTATGGAGGAAGATTCTGGGGTGGATCATTTCATAAACACAACGGCAATGGCAACGGTAACGGGTCCCATAACGGGAATGGAAATGGTAATGGCAATGGTGGCAATGGTAACGGTGGCAACGGCAACGGTAATGGTGGCAATGGCGGTGGGAACGGAGGATAACTAAATAATTAAGCTCCAATTTGTAGAGTATGAAATTTTTATTACCACTTAACGTTGAAATCCCTTCAACAGCGGGGGAATTTAAAACAGGATTAATGTTCAGAGAAAGTCTGGATTATGATAGTGGAATGTTATTCTTGTTTGATAGTATTGACTATCATTCATTCCATATGGCAAACACTACCATTCCTCTTGATATTGCATTCATTGATAAGTGGGGTATAATTGAAAGTATCAAAGAACTACAACCTTTAAATAAAGAACATATTGGTTCAGATTCCCCAGTCCTTTTTGCACTGGAAGTAAATAGAGGTTGGTTCGCAGAACATGATGTAAAAGTAGGTGATAAGGTTATTAGTGAAGATGTTGCTATTGAGGATTCTAATGGAAATATTTTTGCAGATGTCATAGACATTGTAAAACCAGAACCTCTTAGACCCACACCTTCAAATATTCATTACGTTTCAGAAGCAACACGCTTACCAAATTATCAAAAAATAGGAAATATAATTTCAGTACAACTGGCTTGGAGGGGAAGGAATTACATAGCACAAATGTTTTTCCCTCAAGTCAAAAAACCATCCCGCAAGGAAGTACAGGATCAAGTGAGAAAAGTGTATCCAGGCGCTAAACTGTGGGGCTATCAAGTATCGGACTATGACCCAGGAGAACCACTCCTCCAAACGGGTGGAGGAAAATAAAGAAATCGAAGAGTTAAAGAAGAAAGCAGAGAATTTACAAAAATTACTGGATATGACAAGAAAAACAATAGATCATGATAAATCCATGTTAAATAGACCTAGAGGACATGACCATTTTGGTCGTTATGAAATGACGTAGGGGTGTTATGCCAAGTGCAGTAGATGACATTTATCTAGGTAATCCGCTATTAAAAAAAGCGAATGTTGCCCAGGAATTTACTAAAGAACAAATTCTTGAATTTTATGCTTGTAAGAATGATCCTGTTTATTTTGCCAAACAGCATGTAAAGATTGTTTCTTTGGATGAAGGTCTTGTACCTTTTAAACCTTATGATTTTCAAGAAAAGTTAATTAGGAATTTCCACGAAAATAGATTTAATATCTGCAAGATGCCTAGACAGACGGGTAAGTCTACTACGTCTGTATCATATTTGTTGCATTACGCCGTGTTTAATGATAATGTAAACATTGGTATTCTTGCAAACAAAGCAGCAACTGCTAGAGATCTTTTAGGTAGATTACAAACTGCATACGAAAACCTTCCCAAATGGATGCAGCAGGGTATTATATCCTGGAACAAGGGATCATTGGAGTTAGAAAATGGATCAAAGATTTTGGCAGCTTCTACATCTGCAAGTGCTGTCCGAGGCATGTCGTTCAACATTCTCTTCCTCGACGAGTTTGCCTTCGTTCCAAACCATATTGCGGAGTCCTTCTTTGCCTCTGTTTATCCTACTATTACTTCCGGTAAAACAACGAAAGTCATAATGGTTTCAACCCCTCACGGGATGAACCACTTTTATAGGTATTGGCATGATGCGGAAAGAGGAAAGAATGAATATGTTCCTACAGATGTTCATTGGTCTGAAGTTCCTGGAAGGAATGAGGAATGGAAATTACAGACTATTGCAAACACATCCGACCAACAGTTCAAGATTGAGTTTGAGTGTGAATTCTTAGGATCTGTTGATACTCTTATTTCACCATCTAAATTAAGAACTTTAGTTTATGAAAATCCAATTAAAAGGAATGCTGGATTGGATATCTATGAGGAAGCACAAAAAGAACATGAATATGTAATTACAGTGGATGTTGCCAGAGGAGTTAGTGAAGATTACTCTGCATTTATTGTTTTTGATATAACTTCTTATCCTCATAAGGTTGTAGCAAAATATCGGAATAATGAGATTAAACCGATGTTATTTCCTAATGTCATATATGAAGTAGCAAAGAATTATAACCAAGCATTTATTTTATGTGAGGTAAATGATGTTGGAGATCAAGTTGCATCATTATTACATTATGATCTTGAATATGATAATGTTCTTATGGCATCTATGAGAGGACGTGCAGGACAAGTTGTTGGTCAGGGATTCTCTGGTAAAAAGACTCAAATGGGAGTTAAGATGTCTAAGACTGTTAAAAAGGTCGGAGCACTTAATCTCAAAACTCTTATTGAAAGTGACAAGGTTGTATTTAATGATTATGAGATTATTAGTGAATTGACTACATTTATTGAAAAAAGTAATTCCTTTATGGCAGAGGAGGGTTGTAATGATGACTTAGCTATGTGTTTGGTCATATATGCATGGTTGGTTGTACAAGATTATTTTAAAGAAATGACGGATCAAGATGTCCGTAAAAAGTTATATGAAGATCAAAAGAATCAAATTGAGCAAGATATGGCACCTTTTGGCTTTGTGAATGATGGTATAGGTGATGAGAGTTTTGTTGATGGGGATGGGGATAGATGGTTTACAGATGAGTATGGAGATAAGGGTGGTGGTATGGATTATATGTGGAACTATATGTAAACGTTGAAATCAATAAATAATTTCTAGATAACTGAAGAATTCGGAGAAAAAAAGCATGGCTACTCCTCAATTGTCTCCTGGAGTTTTGATACGGGAGGTTGACCTAACCGTAGGAAGAGCTGATAATGTACTCGATAACATTGGAGCAATTGCTGGTCCTTTTAAAATTGGACCTGTCAATGACCCTATTGATATCACAAATGAGCAAGAATTAATTAAGACATTCGGTAAGCCTATATCTACAGATGCTCAATATGAGTATTGGATGGCTGCTGCTTCTTACCTTTCATACGGAGGAGTATTAAAAGTATGTCGTGCTGGTGCTACTACCTTAGCAAATGCTAACGCTGCAACTGATACCTCAAGTGGTATTGGTTACACTACTGCATTAGCAGGTGATAGTGGTATTTTGAACTATGATGATTATATTACTAATCATTCTAGCGCAACCAATTTCTTATATGCTGCTAAGAACCCAGGTACTTGGGCAAATAGCATGAAGGTTTGCTTTATTGACGACTTCGCAGATCAGACTTTAACCATTAATACTACTAACCTTGCCGGTGCTGGTGCTACCGTTGGTTATGGTGTAACAATGGCCCTTTCTTCTGTTGTTCTACCTGGAACAGGAAGTACCGAATCATTCAGCGGTTATCTAAAAGGAATTATTACTGGTGTTACAACTGACTCAACAAATAGTGATTCCAAAGTTGATGTCAAGATTGTTGCACGAGTATCCACAGCTGGCGTTGCATCTGCTATTAGTTACGAAGAAGGAACTGCATATGGACAGTTCACAACTAATTCAGTTTCATTCTGTAATTCTGTAGGTGTCCACACTTCAGATGTGGTTCACACTCCAACAGCAGTTCAAGATTGGTATGATAACCAAACTCTTGGATTATCTAATTCTACAGTTTATTGGAAGTCTATTGCCGATAAACCTGCCACTGGTAAGTACACTTTAGACAGAAGTGGTAAGAATGATGGAGTCCATATCGTTGTTGTAGACGATACCGGTACTATTACTGGAGTTCAGGGTAATATCCTTGAATCTCACCTTCATATGTCTAAGGCGAAGGATTCAGTTTCTTCCGTCAATTCACCTCAGAAGAATTACTACAAAGATTATCTTGCAGATTTCTCAGAAAATCTTTATGCTGGTGGTAATCCTGGTCAAACAGGTGATGGCTATAAGGGAACTACTCCTGTAAGTTCTGGATTTACAACTGCAGGTAACTTCACTGCAACTACTGTTGGAAGCAGTGTTTGGGGTCTGGATGCACAAGGTGTTCAGTTTAATGTTATTGGTAACGTTAATTACAGTCTTGCTGGTGGTGTTGATTACACTTCCACTGATGGAATGACTGCAACCTTGGCAAATCTCATTACTGCCTATGGTAAGTTTGAGAACAGAAATGAGATAGCAGTTGACTATCTAATTATGGGTCCTGGTTTGAGTGTCCAAGGAGATTCTCAAGCAAAAGCAAATTATCTACTTTCTATTGCTGGACAAAGAAAGGATTGTGTTGCGTGTATTGGACCACATAGATCAGATTTGATTGGTATTACTAATACTACTACTCAAACTGATAACCTAGTTAAGTACTTTAGTCCTCTATCATCTTCATCTTACGGTGTATTCGATAGTGGTTATAAGTATACTTACGATAGATTTAACAATCAGTTCCGCTATGTCCCAACTAATGCAGACGTTGCGGGTCTGATGTGCCGTACAAACATTGTTGCCTATCCATGGTTCTCACCTGCTGGACAACAACGCGGTATTATAAACAATGCAATTAAACTTGCATATAATCCTAATAAGGATCAGAGAGATAAGTTGTATCCGCTAAGGATCAACCCAGTTATTACTCAACCTGGA